GAGAACAACAAGAAATGATGAATCAGCAAGCCATAGCCCAAGGCCAACCGCCGATGCCTAACCCAATGCTAGAAAATATGAAGGCGCAAACGCAACTAGAATTAATGCAACAACTAATGCCACGTTTAGATGAGATTCTAAACACTGGCGAAGGCGATGCCATCACGCAATTAAAAGCTCAAGAGCTACAGATCAGAGCGCAAGAAAATGCCGACGATAAAGAAATTGCAGAAAAACGTTTAGATTTAGACGAAGAAAAGCTAAAATCACAAGAAGACATCGCTGCTATGAAAATAGAGGCGCAGAGAAATAAAGGAGGATAAGATAGACGAACTTAATTTCGCGCAATTAGTTCAGCGCGCTATCTCGAAAAGAGAGGAACAAATACAAGACATAATGCTCGGTGGTGAAATAAAAGACTACGAGCATTACAAAAATTTAGTCGGTCAAGTTCAAGCGTTGAATTTTGTTAAAGAAGAGATTAGAAACTTATTAAAAAACATGGAGACGTTTGATGACTAAAACCACACTAGAAAAGAAATGGGCTGAAGAAACCGAAAGCAAAAGCGCTCTTGAAAAAGCGTACAAAGGCAAAAAGAAAAATGAAGCTGCTTCGCTTAGTCCAGAAGAATTAGACAAAAGTGTAATAGACCAATTACCAGCACCAACCGGCTGGCGTTTGATGGTCTTACCATTCAAAACAAAAAAGGTAACCGACGGTGGTATTCATCTAGTAGACAAAGCGCTTGATCGACAACAAGCAGCTACCGTGTTAGGTTACGTTTTAAAAGTAGGCCCAATGGCTTACACAGGTGAACGATTTTCTTCAGGTCCTTGGTGTCAAGAAGGTGACTGGGTGCTGTATGCACGTTATGCCGGTTCGCGGATTGATATAGAGGGTGGAGAAATAAAAATACTGAACGATGATGAAATTATTGCTACAGTATCGGATCCAGAAGCAATTCTGCATAACTTTTAACTACATGGAGAGGAACCATGCCAGAAACTAAATTTAAAAATTTAAGCCAAGCTGATGAGCTTGTGCCTATAGATACAGACGGTGAAGAAGTCGAGGTAGAACTTGAACAAGAGACTATCAAAACTTCAAAACCAGAAATAATAGATGACGAAGAAGGAATAGACGAAGAAGACGAAGAGGAAGAGGAAGAAGCAGTAGTAGCGAAAGAAGAAACTGAACACGAAGAATATAGTAAAGGTGTTCAAAAACGTATTGATAAATTAACTGCAAAGTTACGTGAAGCAGAACGTCGTGAAAAAGCGGCGACTGAGTTTGCACAAAATGTGCAGACTGAAAATCAAACGTTAAAAACGAAGACCGAAGAATTAGATGGCAATTATGTTTTAGCTGAAGCAAATAGAATAACAGCAGAAACAGAAAAAGCTAAAAATGATTTAAGAGCAGCCAACGAAGCTAACGATATTGACCAACAAACAGACGCCCAACAAAGGCTGGCTGTATTGGCAGGTGAAGCACAGCGTGTGGCAGAACTTAATAAAGCAAGGGAGAAGGCTACTAAAGAAAAAGAAACTGAAGTGCCTTCTGAAACTAAACAAGAAACTTCAACGCAACAGCCAGTTCAGTACCCAGACCCTGATCCAAAAGCTCAAGATTGGGCTGAGGATAATAAATGGTTTGGTCAAGATCGTGCTATGACTATGACTTCTTTTGCTATTCATCAAGATTTAATTGAAGAAGGATTTGATCCTAATGCTGATGAATATTATACTGAGATAGATAAAAGAATTAGAAACGAGTTTCCTCATAAATTTAATGAGGACTCAGGAACTAAAACCCGATCCGTTCAAACGGTTGCTTCTGCCAAACGCAGCGCAAAAAATGGACGCAGCAAGTCTGTGAAACTCACACCTTCGCAGGTCGCAATTGCTAAAAAACTTGGTGTGCCACTTGAAGAATACGCGAAGTATGTTAAATAACGTGGAGGAAACATATTATGGCTAACAAAAAAACTGACGAAACTCGTCAACCACGCGAAGCTCAAACCAGAGAGAAAACTTCTCAAAGGAAACCTTGGGCTCCCCCATCCGCCTTGGATGCACCACAACCACCTGAAGGCTATGTCCACAGATGGGTTAGAACCGAAGTTAGAGGTTATGATGACCGCAAGAATATGAGTGCCAGACTCCGTGAGGGGTGGGAACCAGTTCGAGCCGATGAGTACCCTGACTTTGAATATCCAGCTCTTGATAGTGGCAGATACGATGGTGTTATTGGTGTCGGCGGATTGATTCTTTGCAGGATTCCACGTGAAACCGTGGATGAAAGAAGTGAATACTTCAATGCAAAGACCCGAGATCAAATGTTATCAGTAGATAATGATTTGATGAAGGAAGAAAATCCAGCCATGCCGATCAATAAGAGTAGGCAAAGTCGCGTAACATTTGGCGGAAATAGAGGCGAGTAACATCAATTTTATTTCTTAATTTTAATTTGTTATATATGGAAAAGTTACAATGGCAAATACAGATGCAGCATTTGGTTTAAGACCCTACCAAGGGTTTTCACCATCTAATGCTATTCCACAAGCCCGTAAATACTTAATCAATCCATCAGGTTACGGAACTACCATCTTTCAAGGTGATTTAGTGAAGTTTAATGCTGGGTATATTGAACAAGCAGGTGTTAGTGATGCTAATATCGTTGGTGTATTTAATGGCGTGTTCTATCAGTCTTCTGACGGTCCAGTATACAAAAATCACTATGTAGCTAGTACAACTGCTAGTTCAGGTGATATTGAAGTATACATTTACGACGATCCAAACATGTTGTTTTTAGTGCAGGGTGATTCAGCTACTGCCACTACTCAAGCAGCTGTTGGTAAAAACGCAGATTCTGTTGGTACAAGTGGTAGCACTACTACTGGACTGTCTTCCAGAGAACTTGACGTAAGCACTCTCGCAACAACCCAAGGCCTTCAATTGAAGGTTGTCGGTTTCGCAGACGATGACAAAAACGGGACTGTAGCAGGTACGCACGCTAACATGGTAGTCATGATTAATGAGCACGCCTACAGAGGTCCAATAGCAGGTACTTAATAATGGCTATATCTAGAGCACAATTAGTTAAGGAGCTTGAACCAGGATTGAACGCACTTTTTGGTCTTGAGTACGACAGATATGAGGATGAACATGCCGAAATTTTCGACACAGAAACCTCAGATCGTGCTTTTGAAGAAGAAGTAATGTTGTCTGGTTTTGATGTCGCACCTGTGAAGTCTGAAGGATCAGGAGTGGCTTTTGACACAGCTCAAGAGTCTTTCACTGCTCGTTACAGTCACGAAACAGTTGCGCTAGCGTTTAGCATTACTGAAGAAGCGATCGAAGATAACTTGTACGACAGATTGTCTGCAAGATATACAAGAGCGCTAGCTAGAAGTATGTCAACAACTAAGCAAATTAAAGCTGCCTCAGTTTTAAACAATGCCTTCAGCAGCAGTTTCGCTGGCGGTGATGGTAAAGAGCTATGTGCTACTGACCACCCTACTATTAGTGGTGGTAATTTAAGCAACGAGCTTTCTACTTCAGCTGACTTAAACGAAACTTCTCTTGAGCAAGCATTAATTGATATTGCGGCGTTCGTAGACGAACGTGGATTAAAAGTAGCAGTACAAGGGACTAAATTAATTATCCCTAAAGAGCTACAATTCACAGCTGATAGATTGCTTGAGTCACCAGGTAGAGTGAACACTTCTGATAACGATATTAACGCTATCAGAAACATGGGCATGGTACCTGAAGGTTATGTAGTAAATCACTACTTAACTGACACTGACGCGTTTTTCATTAAGACTGATGCACCAAACGGATTTAAAATGTTCGAGAGGTCGCCTATCAGAACTTCAATGGAAGCAGACTTCGACACAGGTAATGTGCGTTACAAAGCTAGAGAAAGATACTCCTTCGGATTCTCGGATCCAAGATGTGTCTTCGGTTCTCCAGGAGCATAAGTTCATACTTAATTAAGAACCCCGCCGGTGGTTTTTTACTCAAGCCGGCAACTTTTTAAAAGAGAGGCTATACGCCTCTCTTTTTTTGGTATAATATTTAGTGACTAGGATTATTTTAACTTGTTCTATCAACTGACCTAGCAGACAAGCCAAGATGATAGAACTTATTCTCGTGGAGGGAATTATGGCAAAATCAACTTTTAGTGGACCAATTAGATCACTTGCAGGAATTATTACTGCAGGTAACGCTAACGTGGTCAGTTTAACTGCAGACACTACTTTAACAGTGGACGCACATGCGGGTAAGATTCTAACGACTAATGATGCTGATGGTAAATTTACTTTACCTAGTATTGTAGCAACTGCTCCTGGCAGGGATGATGACCCTAATCAATTAAACAATTTAGGAGCTAGTTTCTTCTTTGTAGTAGAAACAGCAGCAACTGATATGGACATCTTAACTGATGGTACTGATAAATTTGTTGGTGGCCTATACACAGGTAAAGATGACGCTACAGGTAAAACATTTATCTCTGGTGCATCTAATGATGTGATTACTATGAATGGTTCTACTAAAGGTGGACTAGCTGGTAGTATTGTTAAAGTTACTGCTATCGCTGCAGCTAAATACGCTGTCGAAGGTATAATTTTAGGCTCAGGCACTATAGTTACACCATTTGCTGACGCATAATCAGGAGTAAAACATGGCTGATACAGTAACAAGTCAAACTATTCAAGACGGTGGCAAAACTGCCGTCTTGAAGTTTACTAACGAATCAGATGGCTCTGGTGAATCTTCTGTTAAAAAAGTAGATGTTTCAGCATTAGCTGCAGATAGTGCCGGTAACGCCTGCACTTCGGTTTCTATTGCTAGAATTTACTGGGCATGTAGAGGCATGGGTGTGGACATCGAGTTTGATGCTTCAACAAACGTGCTTGCTATACCTTTACCAGCAGATAGCACTGGTGATGAGTATTATGATTTGTTTGGTAGCATACCTAATAACGCAGGTTCTGGCGTAACTGGTGACATAGACTTCACAACAGTTGGTGCCAGTAGTGGTGACGCCTATTCAATTATTTTAGTTTTACACAAAAACTACTCATAGATATGGCAACCTCTGGAACTAATGCGTTTGATTTAAGCATCGACGAATTAATTGAAGAAGCTTACGAACGTTGCGGTCTAGAACTGAGAACAGGTTACGATTTAGATTCTGCAAAAAGATCATTAAACATAATGATGGCAGATTGGGCTAATCGTGGCCTGAATCAGTGGACTATAGAACAGAGAACATTTACCACTACAAAAGGTACTAGTGACTATAATTTAGGCACAGATATTATTGATGTGACCGAAGCAGTAATTACTAGAAACAGCACTGATATTCAATTAGAAAGAATCAGTCGTTCTGATTATTTATTTACTCCAACAAAAACACAACAAGCTAGACCTACACAATTTTTTCTAGATAGACAAACTACTCCCGTAGTAAAACTATTTCCAACACCTGAAAACTCTACAGACGTAATTAAATATAATGCGTTGACTAGAATTCAAGACGTTGGAGATTACACTAATAATATGGAAGTAGTCTTTCGTTTTATTCCGTGTTTGGTTTCTGGACTAGCTTATTATCTAGCAATGAAACGAGCACCAGAAAAAGTACAGCTTTTAAAATCAATTTATGATGAGGAGTTTGATAGGGCAGCTTTTGAGGATATAGATAGCGTTAGTTCTAGGTTCTTGCCTGGTCGAACTATTATGTGATGCCGAAGAAAAGAGATCCAAAAAAAGGTACAGGTAAAAAACCAAAAGGTTCAGGACGCAGGTTATATACTGACGAAAATCCAAAAGATACAGTAAAGATAAAATTTGCTACACCAGCAGATGCTAGAGCTACGGTAGCAAAAGTAAAAAAGATTAAAAAACCTTTTGCACGAAAAATTCAAATACTTACAGTAGGAGAACAACGTGCTAAAGTTATGGGTAAAAATCAAGTGGTAAGTATTTTTAAAAAAGGCAAAGAAGCCATTAGAAAACAGAGGAAAGCATGAGTTTTGCTTCTAATAAAAACGCCTACGGCATTTGCGATATATCAGGTTTTCGCTATCGACTAAAAGATATGCGAAAAACTTGGGATGGTCTACTAGTTGGACCAGATCAGTACGATCCTAAACATCCACAACTATT